ATCAAATTGATACCCTGCATCGTTAGCATTTGCTGTGAATGAGGGGTTGTTCAAAAGTTGAATAATTATAGGAAGGGCTTGCGCCATTTCCTTCTTCGCGCCCAACTGCGCGCCCGCGAGAACTTCGTATTCAATGTTCGCTTCACGGAATTCAATGTGGTCAACTAAATACGGCTCACCGAGTTCATCGCCAAGTAAGTCACGAATGACTGAAGTCGGCAACAATAAGTTGTTGAGTTCATCCATCTGATACAGCCACGGCTTGAACACTTGACGAACGAATCGTCCTGTCGGACCATCAAGTCGGCTGGCGTTAGCTTGAATAACCGCTGCCGCGCCCGTTCCCGAACGCATGCCTGTGGTTTTAATACCAGCGGCACCTGCGCCTTGAACAACTTGTTCGTTCGCTCCTGACGTCGACGCTCCCGATGACTGAGCTTGTGCAATGAACTGCCACGCTTCTCCCGGGACCGGCGGCATCTGAAGAAACTTAAATGCCTTGTCGACGTCTTCTTCGACGTCGATAATTCCGCCTTGACGCCAACGGACGTCTTGGGTAAGAGCGTTAAAACCTTTCTTACGAACGGCGGTTGGTTGCAAACCGTACGCCAACAAATCAAGAGCCAAGTTTGTTACGCCTTGCTCAACGATTTGCTCGCTTCCGATAAGAAGACCAAGCCCTTGTCCGTAAAAACAATCCGGAATGTTTCGCCAATTGAACGAATAGAACGGAATGTGTCCGTACGGGTTCGCTTCATTGCGAACAAGAATATTGTGTCCGTTGAAGGACAGAATCACAATAACCTTCTCGTCATCCCAACGTTCCAAAATCTCGATAGGTGAACGGTTAGGATCGGCTGAAGTCTTGTAGCTGCGTGGCAAAGCATGTTGGATATATCCCATCATGCCTTCCGGAAGCGTCATCGTAATATTGTCTGGACCCGATGTCGGGTTCTGCGCAAAGATTGCTCTGAGCACATCCTCTTCAGGAATGTTGTAGCCTTCTACGCCACGTAGACGGTTAAGATCGCTGTACGTTGCGTAATCGCGATATACAACCCAGCCCGCGCGGCGAATGTCGCCGACGCGGCAACCCGGATTTACAAGCACTGTGCGAATATCGCAGAATTTAATCCAAGGATGCGAAATCTTCTTCGTGTACTCTTCGGCTTCGTAATCATCCGATTCGGGTGTGTCAACCATCTTGACACTTCCGTCTGGTTGCTCAATAGGCTTACGTTCGCCTTTGCGCTTGTAACGGCGCATCTTCTTTTCGAATTCGACGAAACCATACTTCATGATACCAGTGCCCAAAAGGGCAGCTTGTTCCATAGTACGTTCGACTTCTTCTTCGAAGTGCATCTGATCTAATTGAGCCGAAAAAATTGCTTCTTTAGCTCTAACTACATCTTGCGATACGGACGGGCGAGGACGAAGATCGAATGGCGGGTCCTCGTAAAAAATTCCTCCGAGAATTTTAGGGACTATACTGCTCAGGTGGTTTGAGACCATATATTTTGGGACTGACGAACTTCCGACACTCCCACCATCAAAAGCACTCTGAGTAGCTGGCGACTGATAAAGTAAATCTGCGAGAGTCCACGCGCTCGACCATTGCAAAACATTCAAATAGTTATCAGCTTCAGTCGTATCATCAATTACCAGTTTAACTGCCGCGTCGTCACCAAATTGTACGGTATCAGTTATCGAATCTACGTGGGTGTTTTCCGTAGTAATCTCGTTCGCAGGAGTAACGTACAAATCGTGGATTTTTTGTTCTATTCGCTGCTGTTGAGAATCAGACACTGTTCAATTTCCTATTTTGCCAATACTTTTTGTGCGCTTCCGACATTTTCTTTTTGACTTCTTCGGAAACAAAATAACCCGATGCCTTTCTTCGTTCCCAATCCAGTTTTGCTGCTTCGCTCATTTTCTTCTTGGTGTCTTCTGAACAAAGATGTCCTTTTAAAGCCAAGGAGATGTTTTTCTTAGCTTTTTCAGATAATGAAACCCCTGTTTTAGTTTCAGAGATTCGTCTTTTTGTTTCCTCTGAAAGAGTAGCGCCTCTTAGCGGACTTATTTTTCCTTTGGCACTAACAGACATCTTTCTGCGACTTTCTTCGCTATAAACAGGAACGTCGCCGCCTGTCTTCAGGTTATACCCATTCGGCACCATCGTGTGGTACCGTTCGATATATTCTTTTTCAAACTCGTCGGCTAGTTCTCTAGTAGACACATCGAAAAGAATTTCCATAGAAAAATTCTCTTTTCCGTACTTTCGTATAGCGCTACTTAAAGCGCAGCATCCCGAAGAACTACAGTGCTGAGACCAACGACGTGCTAACGGACGATTTGTTTGTCCGATATACCGCTTGCCGTTAATTAAATTCGTAATCAAATAAACAAACATTTTCACTCTCCTGTAAAGAGTAGACTGAGGCGTGTTACAGGCACGCCCCAATCAGGTTGTACGTACAAAATTATAGTCGCATTCCGGGAGGCAAAATCTTGCCAACCAGTTTTTTCATTAACTCTTGCCGAGAATCTCTCGGCGGTGGTGTCGGTTCTACGGGAGCTACGTTTGGCTTTGTTGGGTTGTGACCGCCGAACATGCGATTCTTCCAAGCTTCGCGGCGCGCCTTTTCTTGCATTTCTTCGTGCTCTTTTTCGACGTCTTTTGGATCGGCGTCGTGTTTAAGAGCGGAAGGAGGCAAGTGAGACGTGACGCCTAGGGCCACAGAATCCGGTATGTCATCTTTTCGATATGCGGTACTTTTACCGCCTCTGTATTCCGTAAGCTGTTTAAACGCCATGTCATTCCACGCGGCTACGACAAACCACAGTCTGTCGTTTGCCAACAAGAATTCCAAATCCATAATTCTAGAACGTTTGGCGTTTGGTTTTAAGGATACCGGTCGACGACGAATGAATTGTGCGATGTCGGAACCATATCTGCGACTTGCGTTTCGTAAATCACCATCTAAGAACGTTCCTGTTCCGTTGACATCTTCAATAAATACGGCTGACGGTCTGTGCTTTTTATGAAAATCAATCATCTGGTAAGCTAACTCGGATGACTTCCATTTGTCATAAACGACGTCCAAAACAACTACGCCGGGGATGCCGTCTTTGCCTCTATATATTCCGAGGGTGCTGCCGACCGAAAAATCCGATGTGCTTTTATCACTGTACGCGGTGTCCCAAGATTGAATAATTTCCATCTCTTTAGGTACAGCGCTCGGTTGATACAAATGGGCTCTTAACACATCCATATCGAACTGATTAACGTAGTCATCTATTTCTTGCGGATCGGTTGCGATGTTAAGTTGTTGGTTCTTGAAACCGCGTTCTTTGTTTTCTTTCAACAGTGAACGAAGTCTGGCAAAACTCAACTTCGAAGGGAACCACAAATCAACCATATCTTCCGTGACATCAAATATTCCGTTAGGAACACTTAGAAGATAATCGTATTTAGTTTTGTGTTCTGGCTTAGAAGTCCAAGCAGAGATGCTCAAATACGCGTACGGTTCCGGGTCATTCCCGTGCTCGTCTTTCGACATACGCCAGCCGTACCAATCTTTGGTAAAATAGCGCGTACCAATGATATCCGTAAAGCCCCAACCTTCAACAAGGTTGTTTGTGGCTTTCACTTTCTCTTTCAATGATTCGCGAAGCTCTTCGTCTGCCGAGTTCTTATCATCAACGATATCGTCCATCTTTCTGATATCGCAACGAGAACCTGTCGATGACGAATCCATCGACGTAATCCAAACGTGGTTTTCTTTCGAATTGAATGTTCGCGCGGGGCACATGAACGGCTCTTTCGATTTTCCGTTAATGCCTGTAAGCACGTACTCAGGGAATAGAGTTTGAAACGCCGTCGGCGTTCCTCTTTTCGGTAGATAGAAATAAGACTTAATTTCCATCATGAACATCCGAGCCAAGTTCTTCACGTTCGTCATAATCATTATGCGAGCGTCTGGGCAATTCAAAAGCCACTGTACTACGTCCAAGCCATCGATAGTTGACTTATATCCAGAACGAGGAGCAAAGAGAAGCATGGTTCTAGTCGGGGTCGTTCCATCGTTCGCAAACCTTTGCTGTTTGCCTATCGCCGTATGTACGTCGTCTTTGGTGTACTCGTCGAAGTACATTCCGTCAAAATTTTTGACAACGAACATATCACATATAACTTGGTGCGTGTTGTGGAAAAGACTGCAGCCTAGCAAACGTCCTAATGCAAATAAGTCTTTGCGATACTTGTCGCGCAAATCGAGCCAACGACGAAATGACACAGGAGCCGTTCCGTCGACCTCATACATCAGCTTGCAATTAACAACTTCACCATTGAGCTTTTTGTACTCGAACGTGTCGGGGTCTATCGGAACTTCTACTTTAAAGTCCTGTCCCAAACTGTCGTCGACCATTTTGGTCGCGCGAATCTTAAACGGGTGCTTGAATGGAATCGGACGATTCTGTTCTTTCTTCTTAGTCTTTTTGCGCTTGTCCGTTTCTTCTTCGTCCTCGTCTTCCATGTCAAGGATGTTCGCACCTTCGTAAATCGCTAGAAGATCAACTAGCTTTCGGCATTCGCTCTTGTAGCGTTTGCCTGTCGCATCAAACTCTTGAGCCCACGAAAGATTCGCCGCATGTTCGTCGAGAGCGTTCTCGATCTCTTGCTCTTTCGGAAGCATAGCGCTGGCTTGCTCTTGAGCCAACTTTTTTCGTGCTCTATAATCTCTTTGTCTTTCTGCAACTGACTTGGCCATTGAAATATTTTCCTCGGCCAATTATATTGCTGGCCAGTTACTGCTGTTTATTTGCATCGTACGCAAGACTGTACGGAGCCTCTCTGGGCTCTTTAGCTTGCGGTATGCTCGGCTTCTTTATTGCTGGTGGTAAAAAAGAAAACGTCGGATTACCCTCAACATTCTCTGTCGAGTTGTTTCCTTTTTGCAAAACATTCTTTGCACCTTTCAACACTTCTTGAACCGGATCGTTTCGCATGCTTAGACTCTTTTAGCTCTTCTTGACAACTACAGGTACGTCCGATGCGGCTGCAATGGCGTCGTCATCTTTACTGGGTTGACTAGGTTGATTCCTGTTCTGCCATGCCGTTGTAGCCCTATTGGCCGCGTAAGCTGCTGTAGCCAATGTGGCCGCTCCCGCGCTCGCGCCACCGTCGGGTAATTGGTGCGTGTGAAAACAAACGTGAATAAAACCAACCAACACCGTTATCGTAGATACGGCGGTAAGAATACGACTGCTGCTCGGTGTTCCATTATCGCAAAATGCGTCCTTCAAAAACTTAAACATTTATTGTTGATCCAAAGATTTTCTAGCTGCTTCTTCCGTTTCCATTCTGTGCTTAATGCCTGCGCCTGCGTCCTCGGCTTCTCCTGACAAACCCGGCTTGTGCGCCATCGAATACGGCGCGTTTGAAAGGTCTGTCTTTGCCGGTGCTGCCGCTGGCTTTTTGGCAGGGGTCCACGCATGTTGACCGCCGGTGTCTATATTCGAGTGAGACACTTTGTTCAATGTCTTTTTTGCACTCGCTAATGCCGCTGCTACTCCGCCATCTGCTGCCATGTTGGTTTACCTTTTACTTCTTTCCGTGGCTCATACCCTTCAACGTTGAGGCAAAATTCGCCATGTGTACAAGCGAAGGATTATCCGACTTCTTAGCTGCTTCCAATTTCTCTGCAGGAATCGACTCTCCCTCGGGGACGTGGAGCGCGCGATGCAAACGACCCTTTCTCATCCCGTGGATCGCATGATACAACGATTTATTATGCATTTTAGCCATTACTGTTGACCTCCGGCAGGTACTACTGGTGCCGCTGGCATAGGAATACCGGCTGCTTGTGCGTGCTCGGCAGGGATACCGTGAATGCCCTTATCCAGTTCCATATCGCCATCTGTCGGCTCAGGACCTAGATGATCTCTCAAGCTATCGTGCAAGTGATCCAAAGAATGAACCGCGTGCTTGACATCCTTGTGCGGACCTTCCTTGTGAACGTGGTGTGCTGTCGCGCTTCCGTCTTTGTGCAACTGAACGTGAGTATGACTAAAACCGTGTTTCTTTTTCATAGTCTCCAGCCTTATTCAGCCTTATCCAATTCTTTGTGAAGACCGGGATGAATCTCTTCTTCCTTCTCTTCCTCTTCCTCGTGCTCGCGAAGATACTCTTCCAAGCTATCGTGGATGGCGTCTAAGTCAGCCACAGCATGGCGCAGGCAACGAGCGGGATCGCTGTGCGTATAACTCAGCGTTCCTGACCCGTCGTCGTGATGCTCGATTTCTAAATCTGTGTGTCCATTATGTGCCATTAGCTCACCATGTGCTTATCTTTTTCGTCGTGGCTTTCTTTTGTTAAAGCCTTGGCGTAATACCCGAGTGGTCCTTTGAATACTCCGGCCATTCCTCCCGGTTTCACTTTCACATGATTGTGATCGTCGTGAAGCAAATGCCCGAGTTGATGAATCGTAGAACTGTGAACGAACGCTACCGCTGGCTTACCGCTATCTTCGCCGCGTCTGATAATCATCTTAATCTTTGGGTTGACGCGCGCTCTGAACTGATTGATGCTTTCACCGCCCGAAATCACCTCGTCGGGGTTCTCCTGATGGTGAACGATTTGTTTCATGTTCTCGTCGTTCTTTGGCTGACCGGCAAAATCACCCACGTTAAGAGGATCAAGATTCTTTACAGCTTTGTGCTTTTTTCCATCGAGTGCGATATCCGCCGTTTGCTTTGAGCGTTTCTTGCTGCTCGTGAAGACGCCACTAAATGAACGTCCTTTCAACTGCTTGCCAATTTGTTCGGCTTGTTCTTTGCCTTTGTCGTCCAAGTCAGGATCGGCGGGGCCCCGAAATTTTCCCTGATCGTTGAGTTTTGTAGAACCGTGACGCGCGAAGATGGCTATGAGTTTGTGTGCCATTTTACGTTCCCCTCTTGCGCCACTTGTAGGCTGCTCCAAATTCTTCCGACTCCTGAGAGCCTTCGGCTTGTATTCTTTGTTGTGCTTCTTTCCAATCCATTGACGGACCTTTATGCGCGGCACAGCAATCATCCCAATCAACTTTGTTATCGTCGTCAGTCATGATAGCGCAAGTTCCGTCATTACCTTCTGTGGGAACAAAACGCTCGCACGGTGCGCCACCCGCATAGCCGTGACAATTCGTCCCCGTACCTTTTGCCCATTCGAGCCCTAGCTCTTCAGGGTCTTTACCCATGTACGTAGGTTTGTCGGTTACAGTTGGGAGACCACCGATTTGATATCCACAAACGGGTGTGTACATTTCTCCGTTAACTGTCAAACGTCTTAGTATCACTTCAGGATTTATGTACGCGCACGTTTCTTGTTTTGCCATCATGTGCGGACAATTAAAACAAGACTTCGGTTGACCGTTGGTGTCTTTGCCGCCGACGAACAACAATCCCCATCTTTCTATCTTTACGAGATTAGCCATTGTCTCTGCGGGCCTTTCGCGCGTGTGCGTACGAAGGAAGATTGTGGCGCGGAGTAGACGCGAACTCGTGCAACTGTTTATGGCTCATGTCAAGCAAACCCTTGTTTTCTTTATGCAGTTTCTCAGGGTGATGCTCGGCGATTGCCATAACAATTTGCTGGGCTCGCGATTTTGCAGGCACTTTAAACCTCTGATGAGTCCTCAGTTGTGTACGTGTCTTGCTCAAGCGATGTGGCACGTACTTGGTGATGCGTCATCTTTTTCAAATTTGCTTCAATGTGGGCC